GGCCTCGTACTCCTTCACATGGACGGCGTCCCCGCCGTACGCTTGGAGATACAGAATGTCGTCTGGCGACGTGATTGTCGGAGCGGGCGTCTTGACATTACCACGAAGCCCCAACAGCAGTACCGAGAAGGGGCCGAAGTAGCAGAGCTTGTCTGCTTGGATGACACGATCCCAGAGTTCTGTCCGGGCGCAGAAGTCGGCCCACTTCTGATCTAGTCCCGCAACGTCGGTGGGCTTAGGCGCGCCCTTCCACATTTCCTCCGGCGGCATATTCACGATACGGCTCGTGATGTCCTGTCTTTGATACTTGGCAAAAAGCTGAGATGCCGAGAGCTGCCGGGGATAGCCGTACGTCTGGAAGTAGTCGCGTCTACCAGCAAACGCCAAGCCTGCTCTGACGAGCGAGGACAGGCGATTCCAGATGGAAGAGCCCGTGTTGGCCCGAGGAGCCCTGGTTTGGATCTGGGCTTGGGGTTTTGTGGGTGTTTCCGTTTCCATGTTTTCTCCGCTTTACCTACGTCCCCATACTACACTACGGGAGACCTGTCGAGGTTGGATGATTTTTCCGCTCCCGAGTGCAACTATCTCAGACGGGGTGGCACCACGAATTACGCCGGCCGGTTCGCTACTTGCGCGACCCCAGATTGGGCTAAGAATTCTGGTTTGGTGCAAGTCGTTGAATCCCAGCGCGGTGGAGTCTACAGTATCGTCCCACTTACCGTTCGGGAATACCTCTAGCTCACCCTTGTGGATAGTATTCCAGGTCGCTTTGAGCATTACGACACGACCATGTGAGACGGCTGCGAGATATGGTTGTCCACGGATCCACTTGTTCTCGCCTGCAGGCGGCACAATCCGGACGGTAAAGCCACGTAGAACATTCGTCGCAAGATGTTGTGCGTATGCCTTACCACTGGAACCAGGTTCCTGTTCGAGGATGATCGGAACTGCTGTGCCGTCAGCCTCTGCTGTTGCTCGTAGAATGTTCTCCACCTGATCAGGTTTCCAGCGACCGCGGATCATATCGGCGATTGCTGTAGTCGCAGTGGTAGCACCGGGACGACCGTTTGTACCAATCAGAGTACCAACGCTCCAGTCTGATTTGTTCCGGCGTTTCTTCTTCTCGTCTCCGGTTGCGGCAAAGTCCCACGAACGAACCCAGCGGTAAAGTTGGATGTTTGGGATGATTTCAACTTCCCGCAACTGGGCAATATCAACCTTGGTCTCCCCGACAGGCTTTGGATCCTGCTGAAACATAGCGGAGAACATGAACTCACCCAGGATCGAGCGGATCTGAAGCAGCTTGTCCAGGGGATACCTAGCTGGCCACAGGGCTTCCCCGATCTGACGATTCAGAGGGTCATCGGCCCCGGCGATAGCCGGGAGACGGATACACTTCCAGAAGCCAGTCTGGTCAGACTCTTTCAGTCGGCCAATGAGATCGTTGAGTACCCATCTAGTAGCAAGGATTACACACGAACCACCCGGTTCCAAACGGGTATAGGCCGTAGTAATGAACCAGTCCCAAATGGCTTGCAATACGAGGTCAGAACTCGCCTCTGCCCAGTTCTTGATATAGTCATCCACAAGTAGCAGATGCGCGCCCCTACCCGTAATGGGCCCACCAACACCAACCGATCCCATTCCTCCGCCTTCGGTCGTGAGGAAGTAGTCAGTACGTTGGACGTCATCTCGGATACGCGTCTTGAGAAAGCCACCGCTGTCCTGTAGGAAAGCATCACGAACACGGCGACCAAAGCCAGTAGCAAGATCAGCAGCGTACGTCGTGAGTAGAATACTGGCCCAAGGGAAGTGCTCGAGGAACCAGATTGGTGTGTGTACTGAGATGAGTTCACTTTTTCCATGTCGGGGTGGTACTTCGACGATGATTCGCGCTTCGCCCATTGCAATTTCGCTTGCCAAGATGGCAGAAACATACAGCAGATGCTCTGCAGGCATCCACTTACCAGCTGTTCTGTAGTGAGCCAGCGTAGCGGGAGAGAATTTGACTGCTTGTTGGTACTCCTGACTACGAGGATCAAGCATCCCCTCGACTGCGAGTTGAATCCCAGTCGAACTCTGACTTTCGTCAGGATTTAGCAGCATTAGGCGCGCCAATTCCGGTCAAAACCGCGCTGTTTTCGCGCCAAATTGCGCCGTTTCGTGACCAGAACGGCGAATTTCAGCGCCAATCGGACATGACGCTCCATTCTTTGTCGATCTGTGAGTAGCTTAATGTGCGGCTTGCCAGTTTTCACGGTTTTTGTGTCGATCCGTTGTCGGCGCTATCAAGATTCTCGCCAGGAGCGCCAGACATGTCAAAAGGGATTAGATCCTCACTAGAAATGGCGTGTTCCGTGGTAATTTCGCGCTTTGGGCGCCCTTTGAAGCGATTTGCCTGCGCTCCTTGGTGTGGATTCGGTAGAATTGATGTATCCTGCGCAGCTCTTTGCACACGAATGATAAGTTCCTGGAACTGTTCTGCGGAGTTCCCGTCCTTCAGGACGTTCGCAAGGAGCTCTCGGCCGTTCCCTTGCACAATACTATTCTCGAAGACATTACCCGAGCCACCCATTTTCTGTCCGAGTGTACGCATGATCATCTCGAATGTGACGTCCTCTGGTGTCTCCTTTTGGCTCAGGGGACCTGCAGCAGGGAGGCCTGTGCTCACGCGCTGAATGGCAACCAGGGTCTTGAGAAGATCCACGGCGGTTTTGGGGCTCATCTCGGCCCAGAAAGCTTCGCCAGCATCGAAGATGTCCGCGTTGAGCTTCTTCATCAGCTTGTCCGCGATGCCGAAATGGGTATCTTCCACTGTCATTTGCCGTCGCAGGCGAAGGTGTCGATACGCAGCTTCCGAGTAGATGTCCTTCGCTTTTGCGCGGGGGCGCCAGTAATAGAGGATGGAGAACTCATTGACCAATCTGATCAGAGCGGATTTCGGGATGAGCTGGCCGTCTTGGAGACCCTGGGCTCTGGAGGCGAGAGTATGCAGCTCGGTGTTTTCGCTCAGTGATGTGATCTCCCGAGGCCCATCATTGATCAGGTCGAGGTAGATCTGAAAAGATCCATAGGCGAAGCCGGGCTCGAAGTCGAGTTTGTGCCAAAACGGCCGGGAATCGACCAAAGTGGGGTACCCGTGCTCGAAACTCAGGTCTGTGTAGGCGTTCTTCAGTGCCTGGACCTCCTCTGTTGCGCTCGTAGGCGCTTGTGGGAGAAGATCCACACGATAGAAACCAACTGGGAGGCCTTCAGCTGTGTAGGGGATCTGAGCAGTTGCTTTCTGCACTAGTTGAGCTCTGTAGCTCAAGAGCTCGGGCTGGTATGAGCTGATGGGTGCCCTTGAAGCGGGGGAGGGTGAGAGGATAGGAGGGGGTGTGACCGAGGCCTCCGTGCATGTGTCGACTCTGTCCATGTACCTATTATACACTATTGGTAGATTTTGGGCAAGTAGTTTTTGTGGGTCATTTGATGGTCGGTATAGTGCCTGGAGGTATATGGAAATATGTCCCAAAATTTTGCCAAACCCTGCTACGTTTGGGTAGTCCCTGAGCGCCCTTTCAATAAAAGCCCCCTAGTCCGTCGGGGTGATTATTTTTGAAAGGGGGGTATAATGAATATATGGGAGATGCAATAAAGCATAGCCCATTTTAAGGAGATGTAAAAATGGAAAAGGCAAAAGTTGTAAAGGTAGTGAAGGGTTACGAGAACTTCAACGCGGCCGCCTTCATCGCCGCAGCGGGCTCCACCAGTGCCGCGATCAGGCAGTTGGATAGGGCGAAGGTGAGCCGGGGCGACATCGCAGTCCTCCTCAACAAGCGCTACCAGCATGTGAGGAATGTCCTCATCACCCCGATCAAGAAGGAAGCGGCTCCGAAGCAAGCGCCGGCGACAGTCGGCACGGACGCCGACATCACCTTCCCGGGGTTCGGCGAGAAGCCGGCCAAGAAGTAAGGGCAGTGGGAGGGGGTCGAGAGAGGCCCCCTCCTCCCAGTGGGCTACTAGGTAAGGAGAAGGTTTGTGCGAATAATCGCGGTCATACTGGCAGTAGCAGTAGTGGGGATACTCCTCGGAGTCCGGCTCAACCTGAACGCAGAGGCTCAGGTTAAGGCCTATCAGATGAGGTGGCACCAACACCCCGAGCAGTAGCAGAAGGAGGGGCACAACCCCTCCTTCCCTTGTCCCGGGGGCCCGTGCCCCCAGTCTGCGCCCAGGCACCTATGCACTAGCCGGTGCGCCGGCACCCATTTGATTGGCCCGGGACTAATACCCATCCTACCAAGATGGGTGACAAAGTCGATTTCCTAACCTGTAGGATTAGAAAATAGAACTTGCGGAATTATAGGACAGGATATATAATATTTACATGTAAGGTTAATGATGATCTTACATATCCTAAAAGGAACAGTATGAAAACCGATCAGAAACAGACAGACTTCAACAAAGAACAGTTCATCCTTCAATCCGGTTCGAAATCTGCTGCGATTCGAATCCTGAACAAACAAGGAAAGACTCGATCGGAAATAGCGAAACTGCTCGATCTCCGATATCAACATGTTCGGAATGTTCTGATTACACCGATTAAGACTAAGTAACAACTAAAACCGGATCCAGAATATCGGATCCGGTTTATTTTGTTTGTCCGAGCCCCTTTGGGGCGCCCCGGCCCCTCGGAGGGTCGTGGCTGACGGGACCGGGCAGGTTGGCCTAGTCCTAACGTAGGTAGAGGCCCTAGCCTCCGTGGGTGCCGATTCCCCAAATCGCGGGACCGATCCTGATAGGTAAAATCACTGGGTCGGCCTCTTGCTACCAGCTATGTGACCGCAATATAATATGTATGTACGCTCAATAATGACGTACACAACAAGAGGACACTATGACCACGACGACGAAGACCACCCTCACCAGCACCACCCCGGCCACCCAGACCAAGAAGGACGAGTTCGACCCGAAGGTCGCGGCCGCCTACGTCTCCCAGTTCGGTTCGATCAGCGGAGCGATCCGCGGGCTGACCGCGATGGGCAAGACCCGTGGCGAGGTCGCCAAGATCCTGGGCAAGCGCTACCAGCACGTGCGCAACGTCCTGATCACGCCGGTCAAGAGCCCGAAGGCCGTGGCAGCCAAGTAGTTGCGACCCAGAAAGGGGCCGAAAGGTCCCTTTCTTTTTGGCTGTTCGAGGACCAGTCAGCGCCTCTTGGTGCCCAGGCGCGCTGTCGACTCTGCGACAGGTCCATAGGGTTAGTTTGGCCTAGTCCGTCCGCGAGCCCATTTCAAACCAGATCCGAAACCGACTCCACAGGTAAAATCATATAGTCCGCCAGTAGATTTGACTATCGAGACCCAATTATAATATTATTATGGTGGTAGGATGGAACAAACACCATAACGTGCATAACCAGGAGGTGCAGCACATGTTTCTAGTCTGGACAGCAGTGTATGTGGCGTCGATCCTCATATTCATGTCGATCCGCCCCCTTCTTAGGAGGTTCCTGTGAGACAGTACCGTGTCAAAGTTGGTTACGTCGTCGAGTACTACCTGCGCGGCTCTTCAACTCCTCACTACGAGACGGTCGAGGACGCGCACACTCCTCTGGCCGCAGTCGAGGCGGTCGAGCAGGTCGAGGGCAAGGACAACATCGTCGCCGCCAAAACCTACCTGATCCACTGAGAGGCCGCCATGACCTACAAAACCGCACAGCTGGTCGCAGTGCTTCAGGGCGCGCACAATCCCG